TAATTTCTAACATTAGCCCTTCCAAATTATAATTTTTACTGGGTATTTTTCTTCGACTTGCTTTTTCTTCACTCTGAACAGCTCGGTTTCTATGCCTTTAGCGTCTATAAACTCAACTTCTCCATTTGTATAAAATACTTGAAAGTCGCAACGATACTTAATTCCTCCTGGCAGATCGAATGGCACTTGTCGCAAGTAAAATAAAACCTTGCCTTCCTGCTTCATTATATCCAGCTTTGACGCAAGCTTTGCCTCAAGCTTAGAGTCATAGCGAATTGAATTTTTAGTTATTGCCTTGGCGTTAAACTTGTGTCTTATTTTTTTCATTGTCAAAATGGCAGGTCGTCAAAAAGTTTGCTATCTGTAACAGTAGCTGAGAATTCTTGCTGTGCAGGCTCTTGAGCCTTCTTGAACTCTTCTTTAACTAGCTCCATTGCTTTTTCTTGAAAAGAGTCTCTAAACTTTTTTCCGAACCAAAAATAATTTTTATATTCTTTTTGGCCTGTCTCTTTGTTCTCTACTCGCTCGCTCGGAAAAGAGATAAAACTAGCTCCGGATTTTGTTTGAACTACTGTACACTTGCTAAGATACAGATCTAAAGATTCTATTCTAAAGCCTACAAATGCTTTTATGTTGCTTTCGCTGTCAGAATTTCTTTTAAAGTAAGTGATTTTCAGCATAAGACCGCACCATAAATTAAAATAAAGAATAAGGAAGCTGAAAAGAAGCCCAGAAGAATCAAAACACCAATCTCAAATAATTTGTTTTCATTTCTTTGGCGAGAATCTGAAGCAAGTTTTCTCAAAATATCTTTATGAGAGATGTTCATGAGTTCAAAAGATTCTTTTAGCGTTTCAAGTTCGGCTTCAAGAAACTCTATTCTTTCCGCTTTGCTGCGTTTTAAAATATTTTCTTCTGAGAAACCGTTTTCTGCGTCCTCAGAAATATTTTGTTTAACTTCCATTTTAAAAACTTTCCTTTAAGTTTTTCGTAAAACACAAGTTAGCGATCTTTTTTTTGAATGTAAAGTTTTTTTGCAAAAAAAAAACCCTCCAGTCAAGGAGGGCAAACAATCAAATAAGGATTAAATCTAAAGCTTTTGTTTTCGTTTATGCTAACACTTTAGCAAAACATTGCATTTAATACAACGCTAATAATTAATTTAATCATCTTTCTTTTTCTTTTTTTTATCTCTGCTATATATAATAATGTGTAATTTATAATAACAAATACTTTAATTGTTTTTTTGCTAAAAGCGATTGCGTTGATTTATTGCTACTGCTATAGTAATATGCAAATAGAGCAAAAAAGCTCAAAAACAAAGGTGAAACTATGGATTGGCAATTTTTAACATTGATAGGCTCAAATCTAGGTATAATGCTTACATTTTTCGGCATATCGACAAGCTTAATTAATCGCTCGGACGCAAGAGCCGAGGCTCAAGTAAATGCAATTCGTGAAAACATAATAGCCATACAAAATGAAATGAAGGATTTTCACGGTAAATTGTGTGCTATTGAAGAAAGGAATAAAAACAGATGAAACTTTACGTAGAAAAAAAAATCCGTTTCGGGCGAGCAGATTATAAACCTTCTTGCGTAACAAGCAATCTAGTTTGTGAATGGAAAGGAGTTGCAAGTTTGACGGCTAAAGACCTGCAATTTTTGAAGATCTTAGGATATGAGATCATTGAAAAAGAATCGCCAAAAAAGCTGAAAGACCCTATCTTGTTTGAAAGTCTTTAAAAAAAGACAAAAAAAAAGAGCAGTTAGTCACCAAACTTTAGCTGCTCTTTCCATCGAGACCCTGAAAGGGAAATAAATCTAACTAAACTCTAGCATAATGCAAGATTTTAGTTAAGATCTAAAGATTATTTTAATCTAATTCCTTTCAGGGTCTCCATTAATAATAAACAAACTGGAGGCTCTCCTCACATGTCAATCGTTCGACTACTCCCTAATAAAAACAATTCTCACAAAATCATCAATATATCTATCACAAGAGACAATCGGCTTAGCTGGAAAGCTAAAGGAATTTGGCTTTATGCACTCAGTTGTCCTGACGATCGGAGATTTTGTATTCAAGATTTAATCAATCAATCGACAGACGGGAGAGACTCTGTTAGGGGTGGCCTTGCTGAATTAGAACGGTTTGGTTACTTGGTGCGAGAGCAAAAACGAGATGAAAACGGATCTTATAGTAAATCGGACTGGACAATTTACGAAACCCCCCAATCCACCAAAGAAATTCAAATTAGAAACTCTTTAAGAGAGGTTTCTAATGACTAAAGAAGAACTACAAAATATTGACACTCGTCAAAAACTTTACTTGCCCCATTGGTGCATCATTCCCGAAGAAATTAAAAACGATGACTCAATAAGTGACGCTGAAAAAATATTTTTTGGAGATCTTACAGTTTTATCTAATGAAAAAGGTTTTTGTTGGGGAAAAGATGAAGAATTCGCAGAATTGAAAAAAAAGAGCATTAGAACAATTCAGCGTTTTTTTGAAAATCTCGAAAACAATGGCTACATTTTAAGGGAAGTTATTCAAATTTCCTATAGATCAATTGACGGTGCTTTGAGATGGAAAAAAGACCGAAAAATCTGGGTTGGCAAAGCAAAATTAAAAAAATTTCCGAACACGACAAAAATGGCGGATACGTCAAATTCTGTCGAAAAACAGAAATTCAAAAAATTTCCGAACACGACAAAAATGGCGGGTTCCTACGAACACGACAAAAATGGCGAGTTCTATAAGGAAGAAAACAAAAACCAAATAAAAAAACTAACTAACCCCTCTACCCCCCAATCCCCTAAACCGAAAGTTGAGCCTAAAAAGTTAGTTAGTTTTTCTCTCTCTGAAAAAGAAGAGATACTTTCAGACTTTGAGCTTTCAAGCTCAGAAATGAAAAGCTTGCTTTCTCAGACGCAAGAGCTAAGTCTTGACGTTTTCAAAGAATCTATTCAGGCTTTTCTGGACTATCGCAAGAAAACCGATGTGCAATCGAATTTTGCTGTGCTCTGGAAAGCCCTCGGCTGCGGAGGCGACCAGCCCTGGCAGGCAAAGGACTGCAACAGCATTGAAGAAAAGAACAAAGCGATTGCAGACAAGTTAAAAATCACAAATGGACAGACTATTCGAGGATGGCTTTTTTCAAGATGTAACGATTGCATAGAATTCTCACATGCTTGTCACTCGAAAGTTTTTGAGTTTAGCAGCCACAGTTTTGAGAAGAATTTAAGAGACTTTCTTGAAAAGCTAGGCGAAAGTGCTTTGTTAAATGCCTGAATTCTTTCAGAAACCGCCGAAATTTCGAATAAAAAATATTCCGAGGGTCAAAAGACGTCTGGAAAAAGTTAATTGAAATTAAAGCCGTTTCTAGGCTTTTTAAAAAGGAAGCAAATTAATGAGTGATTTGTACCGGTCAAGAAATTATGACTGTGATTTATAAAGATTAAATTTCCCCGAAATTGCTGTTATAGGGAAAGAAGAGAGGCTTTGACGGTCAAAGCCTTTTCTTTTTTAGGGTTTTTTGCTATAATATTTGCAAATTTTGGAGGCTAAAATGAAAACTACAGAACTTAAAATCAAAGACTTTCCAAGCAACGAGCTTCATTATTTGAAACTTGCTGCTAAAAAATTAAATGTTGCATTCGAGGAGCTTGCGAAGGACGCAATTATTAACACAATTTTGCGACTTGAAGATGATTGGATAGAAGAGCAGATTCTCGAAGAGGACAGTGTTTACATTGCTCAAAGAGTAGATCAAGGCTTTGAAGAAGTTTTTGCGTTTGATGAAGTTAAAGAAGAGTTGCTGGCGTGATGGATCTTTGTTTAACTTATTCAGCCAAAAAACAACTTAAAAAGATTCATCCTGACGAGCGAAAAAAAATTCTTAGGGCTATAGCTAATTTAGCAGACGAGGCAAGGCCATTCGGCTATAGAAAAATGCGAGGTTACGGAATCTTGCATTATCGCATAAAAATAGGTTCTTGCAGGATTATTTATAGAATTGAAACAAGTCACTTGTTAGTGCTGTGTGTTGAACTTGGCCATAGAGATAGTTTGTATGAAGAAAGCCCCTAGTGAGGCACTTAGGGGCATAAAAAAGCAAACTTAAATTTAGTTTAGCGATTTTGCCTCTTAATCTCTATCTTTTATAAAAAAAAATTACCACTTTACTTTATCTGCCCAATAAGCAGCCGACATTTTGCCTTTGGCAATATTTTTGGCGTGTCGTGCTTTAAACGAAGCTTGACGTTTTGTAGGCTGTTTATCTCCGGTAACACCTTGTTGGCCGAATCTAATTGTTTTAATCTTATCGCCTTCTTTAGCCACAACTACATGCGACTTTGTTTTGTGTCCGGGTGTACGCTTTGGTTTGTTGTAGCCTGCTACACCGGCTCTTTCTAATCGTGGATCTTTTTTAGCCATAATTTAATCTCACCTAAATTGTTTCATATTTTATAAGGCCGTCCAGGCAGTCCTCATAATCACTGTAAAATTCAAGCAACAGACACTCAGCGTCTGACCAGATTTCTATGCTATAAAGTTTGTCAGGGTCTTTGTTTTCAGCTATTTTTACCCAGCCGATTTTGCCAAGCTTAGGTGTAAAAGTGCGAAGGGTATAATATCCCTGGTCTTCTACATTAGCCCATCCTCCTTCCGATTCCAGTGGATCATTTGCCTTTAGTTTTGCTCTATCTTCTTTAACTTTTTGTAAAATTTCCATATTCCTAAAACATCCATACATGTTAAAATCTTCTATTAAAAATCTGGATTTATCTTATGAGACAGGCTTTAATTACATCAATTCTTTATTTCATTTACAGGCTATTGTTAGACGAGGGAGACAATCCGGCCACTTACAAGCAATGCGGAATTATATTTGCAACAGTCTTGGCTATAAACTTAATTTTTGACTGCTTGGGTTTTTAATACAATCTTTAAATATCTTGTATTTTTTAAAAAAAACAGTCTAAAATGCTTTTTTTCTGAAATTTTCAACCCAAAAAAAAGCAAATGACAATTATCCAGGCTAAAGCACAAATCGAAGGCACCAAGCCCTTTCTATATCACAAATTCAACATAGAAGAGATTTCTTCACTTTCAAAAGTAAAAGAAGGCTCAGCAGGTAATAATCCGGCAGAATGGAAAAAGACTTTTTTTTCTGATGGAAAAAAGCTTTATATTCCGGGTGTTTATTTCTTTTCTTGTTTGCGTGCAGGAGGAAAATTTACAAAAGTTGGCCGTGGAACTATCCAAAAAACGCTCACAGCAGCCATCACTGTAGAGACTGAAAAAGCCTTTATTGAGAACCGTAAATTACCTATTGAGCCTGAAGATCTAGTTAACGAAAGTTTGCCGTTTGATTCTTCTAAAGATCTTTATATTGACGTTAGAGGCGTTATGAATCCGAACTCCAAGGGAAGAAACGTCCGGTATCGTTTAACTATGAATACCGGCTGGAAAACTTCCTTTGTTTTTAGCTATGACAACGAGTTGATTTCAAAAGATCAAATGCGAAAAGTGCTTGAAGATTCCGGTAAAATGGTCGGTATTGGAGATGCTTTAGCTTTAGGCTATGGACGTTTTTCAATTACTGACTTTAAAATTTTAACAAAATAATTTTACAAGGCGAGGCGAGGTAAGGCGAGGCAAGGCCAGGTGGGGCAAGGCCTGGCGTGGCAAGGCGAGGCGAGGCAGGGTATGGCATGGTTTATGGGTGAGGGTAACAAGTTATTGTTTTAAGGCAGGGCAAGGCTAGGCTAGGCAGGGCACGGCAAGGCTAGGTCCGGCACGGCAAGGTATGGCATGGTTTTTGAGCGAGGGGTAAAGACTTATTGTTTTATGGCAAGGAAAGGCATGGCGTGGCACGGCAAGGCGAGGCAAGGCGAGGCAAGGCGAGGTATGGTTTAGGGATAAGGTAAAGACTTATTGTTTTATGGCAAGGCAAGGCAGGGCATGGCAGGGTTTGGCTAGGCTGGCCTAGGCGTGGCAGGGTATGGTTTTAGGGATAGGGTAAATAGTTATTGTTTCATGGCTTGGAAAGGTATGGCAGGTTCTGGCAGGGCGAGGCAGGGCAAGGTCAGGCTAGGCAGGGCACGGCAAGGCGAGGTAATTCTATGAAAAAGTTTGTTTGTTTTTTTCTTTTAATTTGTTTTTCATTACAGGCAAGTTTGAGCGTCAGCGAAAGAAATGAAATTTTTGCTGAGTGTGAATTAGAAACCAGAAAATCTATGCGTTTACTTGAAGAAGCCAATGAACATTTTGAAAAAATTTATAATATCCATGCGAGAGAAGTTTGCAAAAATGCTATTGCGGCATCTTTTGCAGCACTTGCTACCAGTGGAAAAAAAGAAAGAGCAATAACAGCTATAGTAACTATCATCGCTCAATTTGCTGTAAATGCTTGCGATCATTTTTGGGATGGCGTTGACTGCGTTAATGACGCAAAAGACCATGCTAAAAAAGCAGACGAGCTTCAGGAAAGGCTTTGGCGAGACCGTTGAGCCAATGGTACAAAGTTTGTTAAGTCTTTACTTGTCACTTGTCCGTTTGTCAGATCTTCAATTTTTTTTGCTAATTTCGGCCTCGGCCATCTTCTTTTCGTACAAAGAGACCAAAGGGTAACTTTATCAACTCCAAGCAGCCTTGCAATGGCGCATTTTTTATAGCCGTTAAGCTCAATCCAATCTTTAATTTCCATTTTAAAACTCCTGTTTGGCAAAGACTCTAATTAAACACATTGTTTAACGCAACAAAAAGATTGCATTTATAAGGCTGAGTTTGTACTCTACTGGCCAAAAAAAGGATTTTTAAATGTCAGATGATGATTTTAAAGACTATTACAGAGTAACAGAAGTCCTATCGAAATTTTCGGGATTAGACAAGATAGACCCTGTAGTTTTGACTAACGCTGCCGATAGAGGTACACGTTGCCACAATTTTTGCGAGCTATACGCTAAAAATGAACTTTTTGTTGAGATAGATCTTGATTGCAAGCCCTATGTAGACTCCTTTATCGAATGGTTTGACTTAACAGTTGAGCGTGTAGAGTTTTTAGAAAAAAGGCTCTTTTGTGACGAGCTAAGAATTACCGGCCAAATGGATATGCTGGCTTATTTGAAAGGCGATGAAAAGCCATCTTTGATTGATATTAAAACTCCGCAGTCCGAATCAAAAACATGGCCTTTGCAGTTGGCAGCTTATCGGCACTTGATGAACGCTAACAGTATAGACTATAAAAATTCTTTTGTGTTGCAGTTGAACAAATTCGGCAACTCGGCTAAAATATTTGATTACACTTCAAGAGCTGAAAAAGATCTTGAATTGTTTAAAAATCTTCTATCAGTACACAAGTATTTCTCTCCCTTGAAATAATAATAAATTCACATCTTTGTTTGTTGGCCATGCTTAATTGCATGGCTTTTTTTTTATCTCTAAAAAGTCTAATTTTAAATTGAAAATACAGCCTTTGTGAAAGTCTGCTTTTTTTTTGCTAATAGCATAGAACTTAACCTTTTTATTGCGATAAAATAACCGCTTTGGTATAGTTCGCTTTCTTTGTTTGAAAAAGCTTTGAACTTTACGCAACTTATAGTCAACATTTTAGGGGTACAAAATGAAGACATGCTCAGACTTTCGCAATGCCGCTTGGCAAGCGTCAAAAGATTGCAACTGGAAACTGGCTGCAAGGCTTCTCAAAGAAGCAATCAAGGTTTATCCATTAGATATTAAAATCTCTTCTTTAGCTGCTCGTGATTATCAAAATTTACTAGAGCAAATTCGAATTTACGAGACTCAATCTGAATACAAAAAAGGCTCTCAAAAAAATGAGAGCCTAAAGGAAGCTATAGATGAAAAAAAACTATGAGATTACGCCTATGAGCGATTCATTCTATGATAGCTATTATAATTATGATTATCGCTGGCTAGAATGTTCGCATTGCAAGGAGTTATTTGATTCTGATAACAAATTTTTTGAATGTGGGCTAGATAAAAATTTAATTTTTTGCACAATGTCTTGTCGCAGAGAATGGATTCTTGAAAACGCTCACGACTACATCGAGGAAAAACTATGATTGACTATATGGCGTTAGCGCAAGAGCCGGACAATAGCAGGCAAATATTTGAAATATCTGATAGAGAAAACGATGATCTTTTGAAACTTGAAAAAAATGTACACCATATCGAGGCTACTGCTGAAAATTTTGCGGTAGCTAACAGAAACGCAGCAAAAACAGCCTTGGAAATGGCTTGTCAGTCCAGAAAACTAAGCAAACGATTAGAAGAACTTAGAAAAGAAATTGTTCGTCCACACATTGATTTTCAAAAGGCATTAAAGAAGCTGGTCGATGGCTACACCGACAAGCTCGAATCAATAGAAGATTCACTGGTAAAAAAACTATCCGATTACAGAAAAAACTCTGATGATTTTTCAAAGCTTGAATCCGATGAGGGCAATTTAAGCATAGAGAAGACCTTTGATTTCAAGATCTCTGACACCGGCTCAATCCCTGCTGAATACCTGACAGTCGATAAAAAAGCTATCGAGGGAGCCATAAAGCGAGGAATACGCAATATTGCAGGAGTAGAGGTTATTGAAAGCGAGAAAATCAGTCTAAGGACTAAAAACTAAAACAAGGCAAACAAAATGAACGAATTTTCAGAAAACATTAACGAGATTGCTACTGCCCTTTCTAAGTTTCAAGGGCAAGTCGGCACGATTGAAAAAGATAAAGAAGTCAATATCAGGGCTAAATCAGGCTACAATATCAAGTATAAATACGCAGACCTTGCCACAATTATGACACAAATTAGAAAGCCTTTATCTGAAAACGGCCTTTGCGTGTCTCACGGCATACAGACGCAAGAGAATCAAAGGAGATTGTTAGTTACTACCGTTTTTCATAATTCCGGACAGTGGCTACGGTCTTCTATGCTTATTGAGCAGACAAATGATGAAAAAAGTTTAGGCGCAAAAATCACCTATTACAGACGCTATGCGCTATCGTCTTTGTTGGGCATTGTAACAGATGATGACGTGGACGCAGATTTGCAAGGGGCAATTCAACAAGAGCCGGTTCAAGCTGTCCAGCCTGTCAAAACAAAACCTAAAGAAGTTGAGTTAAGTTTGGAAGCTTCTGAGTACTACCATAGCCAAAAAGACACGCCACACTTCAAAAAATTTATTTGCCATTTGTTAAAAAAGTCAGGAAAAAGCGAAAATGAGCTTTTGAATGGAATTGCCAAAAGGCAAGAAGATTTTGAAAAGAGCCTGAAAGTTTTTGCCTATGAGCAAGCATCCGGCTAAATCCGACTAAAGGGGGGTTGTATGGACTATAATTTTCATCTAGAGGAGTTAGACTCTATACAATCCGCTAAAGTTGGCCGATGGGATGGCTACAAACTAATGTTAAAATTCAAGTATCGGCAAGACTTGAATCTTTATGTGAAAAATCCCTTAGAATTTAGAGCCTTGATCGAGGAGATGATAAAATTGCATAAGATCATGGCAGAAAAAAAATAAAATTGATAAAAACAGTTTCATGCCATTTGTTTCATTTTGTTTTTCCCTCTCTTTTTTAGAGAGGGTTTTTTTTTGGCAAAAAAAAACCCGACATTTTCATGTCGGGAAGATCTTAATGCTAACAACGCAAGTAGCGAATAGGTCTATTCTTTGCTATCAGGCGACAAGTCTACATCCATTCCTGTTTTTTTTTCAATCATATCTTCAACAAGCTCTTCGAGCTGGTTGTCATCTTCAAGTTTAAAAACTTTGTTGGCTGTAACAGTCAGGATGGCTGCTCCTGCTAGGACAGATAAAATAGTAAGATAGGTCATTTCTTTCACTTTGAGACTTTACCGACTCTTTTTGTACTTTCTTCACTAACTTTAAATAAAGCTTCAGTTTCTGGCAAAATAATTTTTATAGCGTCCTCGTCATAGCCACTTCTCTTGAGGAGTTTTATTTTTGCTTGCAATTCGGCTATTTTTTTAGCTTGTTTCTCTTCCTCTTCGGCTTTTTGCGCTTCAATGAGTTCCAGTTTTATCTGTTCTTTGTGACGTTTTCTTTCTACGTATTCTTTACTTTGAAAAACTTCTACCGCTTCGGGAAGTATAATTTTAATGCTTTTTTCGGAAAGACCGTCATCTTGCAGGGAAAAAACTTTTTCCATTACGGCAGTTATACGCTCTTCTTCGTGCTTTCTTAGTTCTTCTTGCGCCTTTAGTGCTTCGTATTGTTTAACTTCGCTTGGATTCAGTGAAACACGAACGCCATTTGTGATTTTGTACATTATAATTTTTACACCTTTCCAACTTTCTTTCTTATTCCAAGATAGCTTTTAAGGTCAGGTCTTAAGAGAGCTATCGCATCATTTTTCAGACCGGAATCTCTTAAGATTTGACATTCTTTTAGACATTGAGCTTCAAATTGCTTTTCTTGTTTTGCACGTTCACGCTCTTGTAATTTTCTATGTTCCTCAAAAGCGGCAATTTCATCTTCTGTCAAATATATTTTTTTGCCATTGACAAGTTTTTGCATTTTAAAACCTTTAGATATTAGTTTGACCGTAAACGATGATTTTTCCGGACGCTATATTTCCCGAACTGAAATAAAACTGTATTGCATTATCGGTCTGGAATGCTTGCCTCACCCATGAGCTTGAGACTCTTCTTATTTGTGGAGTTCCGGAAGAATCTACCATACCAAAGTGTCCTTGAACATGAGTATATCGAGAAGAGGTCGCAAGATCAAAAATCAATAACTCACCATAGGTTCCCCCTGAGTTATTTCTGTTTACATCTGCTATTCTCATTGATGTTTCAGACCCTGTAGCAATAGACCCTTTTTGAGTTTGTGATGTTGCAAAAACTGTTTCTGTACATCCATAATAATTACCTGCCGTAGAATCCCAAGTAGATCCACCATCAGTTGAGGTTCGCATGTAAATTTCACGTCCGTTGGAAGATGGTAGTACACTATGAAAAACAACTTTAAAGCGATCATAAGCCGTATAAGACGATAAGTCGAAATCTACACTTGCTACTGATGATGGATTAGCAACTAGCAGTGGAACCCAACAATAGTGCGCTTGCGTTCTAGAGTTGTCATTGTCGAAATACAAGTTCCCTTGCATGTAAATATCTTTGAAAGCATTTGTGCTGTCTCCGATATCACAATCATTGTCCCCATCTGTCGCATATTTAGTATTGGCTGTAATTGTAGTCCCTGTTACTGCTGCTGCTGTCGTACCACCTAAAGCTGGAGGCTCTGGAAATACGGCTGCTAAATTAGCAGGTGTTACGGCTCTATCTGTCGCTGTTACAGCTACCGCCTCAGCATCTGTTGCGAGTTCTACAAGACCGCTTGCAGTATCGCTGGCATCGAGGGCTGCAAGGTTGCTAGGTGTCAAGACTCTTGAAGTATCGCTTTTTGCTTGCGCTTCTGCGTCTGTTGCAAGCTCTGAAACAATCCCTTCATTCGTAGTAGTGGCCGTTGCGAGATTGACATTCTTATCCGGCATTGTAATTGTTCTTGTAGTGCCGGTTGAAATGCCTGCTGCCTCAAAAGCAATTTCTTTTGTGTTGTCTACATCATCAAGAATTCTAAAAGTATTGTCGTAAACGTCCGTTGCAGCCGGTATTGTTTGAAATGTTGGCAAAGCTCCTGCACCGTTCGAGGTTAGGATTTGTCCTGAATTTCCGACACTTGCAATAGACTGCTGGGCTCCTGTGGCTGTGGTTCCACCGCAAAGAACCGCATAGGCTGTA